TTATCTAATAAGACATGTCTCTTAGTCTTTACGCTATTTTCGTAAAATTTATAATAATCTGGATATTTTTCAAAAAGATGCACCAAAGCATAATCATAATCATTCCAAATAATAGACATTGGAAGAAGACTTAAAGGGCATTCATGGGATATCTTAATCATGAGAATAATTCAAAAATATTAGTTGTTACTTCATTATTAATGTCTGGTAGCTCCCATGTCAACGCTTCATATACAGATTTTACAGGGGGTTTAATAATACCATCAAACATTTCTACATAATCTACTTTAAATTCTTCTTCTAATTCAACCGGAAAAGTTCCAGTATAGCATAAAGTATCAACCTTAAATTTATTAGGTAAAATATAAATCTTTTTGACTTTACTGCCAGAACCTATCATTTCATATTTTCCGTCTAGATTATAATGACGTAATAATTCATTATACCATAAGGCCCCTTTGACATGATTAGCGGTTCCTTTACCAATAGCAAAACCATCTGATTTAGACTCTCCCTTTTCCAGGTCACTCAATCCACCACGAAGAGCTACATCATCTCTTGGCAAATTCTTAAAGGATTCATATATGCTCCTATAAAGGCTATTAGCTTTAACTTGATCATGTTCTAAAAGCGTATTTTCAATAACCTTCTTGATTAATTCTTTAGCTTTCTTAGGTGTAGCTGAGGCTGCTATTTGAACCCCTACATATTTAAATTTATTAGTCTCTACCCCCTCATTATCTAAAATATGTAATATATATCTTTTCTTTTGTAGATATACCCCGACATCACAAATAGCTTCTCTCTTAAAGAAATAACGAGGATCTACAGAATTTAAATTATCTCCAGCCCATTCTTTAATCTTATTATTTAAATAAACTCCCAAATCATCATCAATTAATTCTAAACCTTTCTTAGTAACCTTATTATTATCAAATATATCAAGCTTTGCTATATCTAAGATAGGTTGAATGGTAACATGACAGCTATCAGTATCTGAATAAAGAGTTAATGATTTGTCCTCATAGCCATATTTTTCTTTGGCATATTGATCAATAATAACACTAGCTTGTTTTACCACCGCTTGACCTGTAAGAGTAATACTACCTGCATGATCACTATCACAAATAGGACTAAATTTATTAGCAAATACGCCATATATGGAATTAAGTAAGAGCTTAATCACATTTTGTAATGCATCATATCTTTCCATCTCAGAATTAGTGCTAATATATTCTGAATCTTCTTTGGTTATCTTAGATAACTTTTTCTTTAATGTATTTGATAATTTCTTAGCGGATACACGCTCATTATAAAGACTATCAATAAGGGTTGGTACTACTCCTTTGGTCTTTTGAGTATATAATACATTTGCTTTAGATATAGCTATTTTCTCATTCTGGACAAACTGTATGAATTTGTCTGTTGGAAGCGTGTATTCCTTATTAGATGCAAGCAAAATAGTAACAGATTCAGGTGTCTTAGATATAATCTTACCTACTTTAGTCTCAGGTGAGATATTAAGAGTAATAATGGTATTAGGATATAGAGAATTAGCATCATAGCTAACCACAGCTGTTTTACGGCCTTTATCCGGTTCTTTAACAAACCCACCTTCAATTTCATCTCTAGTAGGGCCACCCACAAAGGTAGGAATAATCATACCTTGTTTATAAGCAGCTAAAGCAACCGCCCCTGTAACAATAACAACCTTGCCTTGAGCTCTATCAAAATCTGTTAAACCTTTATAGGCTAACATGCGCAATATCTTAAAATGTTGCTTCTTTTGATCTATTCTAACCAAAAGCTCTACGTCTTGAATGTTATAATCTACAAAGTTCTCCCAATCTGTTTCTGCCAGTTGAGCTAGATTAGAAGCATTAATAGCCAATTTACCTTCTCCTAATTCATGTTGAGCTACAAAATTCAAAGAATAAGACTCAAGGGGTTGATGTGGAAAGGTTTTATATAATTCTAGATAATCTACGCAAGAAATACCATGGATATTCCATTTATCCATTTCTTGGCCTTTAATAAAGATACCTTTACGACACCAAATACTATTTACTGGCGATAATTTCTTGGCATGCTCTTCACTTAAGACTTTAGTAATGCGGTTAATTAAATAAGGAAAGTCAAAGCCATTAGCATTCCAACCTGAAAGAATATCTGGATAAAAATCATCTGTCCAGAATTTTAAAAAGTTAAGGAATAAATCAGATTCTGATTTACAATGAAAATAGATAGCATTTTCTTTTTTAGGTGTATAAGGCTTTATACCCCAAGTATAGAATTTGCTTGTTAAGCTATCATATATTGTTAATAAATTAATAGGATGCTTAACCTCATCAGTCTCTGGAAATTCTGTCTTAGTATAGATTGAAATATAATAAGGCGTCCAGATCTGCTCTTGATCATTTAAAACTTCATAGCTTTCTATATCTTTCTTAGCTCGAAGTTCACCAAGAGACATTTTTTCTTCTGATTTAGATCCTTTTAATCTTACCTTTACAATCTTATCTGCATGATAGATATGGGTATCAACTTCTATATCTAAAAAGCATACTTTAAGAGGAAATCTTGTAAATTCTGGCTTATCATATTCATCTTTAAAGGTATCTATTAAAAATTGTTGTTCTACTTGAACATTATGATAGATTCTCTTAATTGCTCCATCTTGAGCTGCCTTATTACGCTCAAAAGCGCTTTTAAAAGTCTTTTTCTTTAATTTGGTGTTAAAGATTGATAATCCATCTACTTGATCTGAATTAGTCTCTATATAGAAATAAGGAAAGAATGGCTCTTTCTTTACAATTCTATTTCCATTCTCATCCCAGGTAAAAAGATGACAACATTGCTCACGGGCACTATAATAGATATTTCTATACACAAACCTATTCTACCTTAACCTTTAACAAATATCAAGAAAAATATAAATTACAATACTCTTGAATATGATCTTCTAACCAATACTTTGTAGCATTCTTACGAGCAATATCTGATTCTGTTAAATATCGTTTGCGATCTGATACTAAAGTCTTAATAGTCTCAATCATTTCATCACCACTATTAAATTTTAATGGTGCATCCTTATAAGGTTCAAGATTTTGACATACACAAGGAATTCCTAATGCTCCAGCCTCAATATGCTTAATATTAGCTTTAGCTAAATTAAAACGATTATTTTGTAATGGTGCAATAACAACATTAACATTTAAAGCATTAAATGCTGATGGATAATCCCAAATGCGAGTCCAACCAATATAATCAATATCACCATTTCTTACATATTCTGCAAGCTCTGCTGGACAACCACCCATTAAAACCCATTTAAATTGTTTAAGTGTCTTTTTAATCACATCTAATATATCACCAAAATCATCTTTGACTCCTGGTAAATTAGCTACATTAAAATGGGTGGGACTACCAATATAACCTATACGTGGACGTTTTTTGTAAAGTTCATAATTCTCTGTAATCTTTGTTTTATTATAAAAACGATCCATCCAAAATTTTGGCATATAGTTAGGTAATGTAATTCCTTTTACGCCGGATTTTTCTTGGTAATATTTTGACATGTAATCTGTGGGGGTAGTAATACCATCACATAATTGCATGATTTCAATAGCTGTCTTAGCTATATTAGGATCTGTAAATGCTTCTCTAGCTTTATTATAAAGAGGAATATCTTCTGCAAAGATAACATCATCAATTTCATAATAAATTTTAAATTTATTGGTTTTATTTGAGATACCTCTTAAAAATTGAACAAATTGTAATTGGGTTGGTGTAACCTGCCTTTGAATTCTTACACACTTAATATCTTGATAAAAATTCTCTTGGAGAATCATAAAGTTATTATTATTGATAATACCCATTTGATTACCGTTAATAATAGCTTCAGGCCAATGCATTCTCCAGAAACCACAACCTTGATGATCTGCTGCATAACTTACAGCTCTCTTTATACCTTCTGGCAAACCGGTAGCTTGCATAGGGACCGTTGCACCACCAGGTGCATTAACTAAGGGATTACCAAATGTAGGTACTCCAAAAGGAAGTTGAGGTGCTCCAAGGACTCCGTTTGCGTTAAGAAAGTTCATAATTTGTGGTTCTAGTAGTTATACCGTTTCTTTTCTCT